CGACCAGTTGCGAGATTCTTACCTAGTGCCATGTTCACTCCCCGCTATGGTCTCCTGTAACAAGATACTTCGGGTCAATGTTGTTAAGGTTGAACTTACCTTCTCCAAAATGCTCTCGTGCTACTGTTGAGGAGAAGGGAAGAGACTGACCCCTTATTCCAATAACACTGGGCTGATGTCTACTTAAATCAAAATTGACTCTCGCCTCAACACCAGCGGGTCCATCATCAGCGTATAACTTAGATTGTTTGTAATTATCAGCGGCATATACACCTTGACCGTAAATAGGCTCATTAACTGATTGACGAAGCCCTTCTCTTCGGATGCTCGGTAAATACTGTGCACTTGTTCCATGATAATGAGTCACAGGACCATACGGGCTTGGTAAATCGGGGTGAAACTCACCAAGCGTAGTTTGACGCTTCAGTATCATCCAAGCCTCCTCCATCGGTGTCATACGCCTCACTCCCCACTATGGTCTCCAGTATTATAAGATGCATCCCCATCACTACCCTTTGGATGTAGTGTTTGGCTGTGTCTCGGCTGTACAGTGAAATCGCCTTCTTCATCATCAGGAGACTTGCGACTTGCGTCTGCTCTAAAGTGCTCAAGTGTATTTTCAGATATGACCATCCTCGCCACCGGGCTTCTGACATCTGTCTTGTCATATCCTGTCACATCTACACCCTGAATCTTAGGCCCTTGGCTAGTTGGTATAGTTAAGTGCCTAAATGTCAAAGTTTGACTACTCTTACTTCCACCCGTAGTGGAAGTAGACAGTTCAAAGTGAGTTGCGTCAGTTATGCTAGCAATTGTTGCACCTGTAGGTATGCCATCTCCAAATACCTCCATACCTACCATTAAAGCGTTGGTAGAAGCGTGGGTAATAGTAGGGTCGTTATTGTAAGAAGCCCCACTTACAGATAAATGAGATGTCATTGTGTAAACAGGTGCATACGGTGGGCTACTTGGAGTGCCTGTTAGAGCACCCGGAGCATCACTTGTAAATAGTCCGTATTTGCCTCCGGCTGTCGCTCTGTAGAAGTTAGAGCCAACTTGGTCTGCACTAGTCTTCATTACAGGAGCGGGTCTGAAGAACTGTACATGCTTGCTGTCCAATACTTGAGCAGGTCTGTACAAGAAGTCTATCTTAGAATCNNCTGCTCCATTCCATGATGTAAGTGCCACCTAGAGGCCAATAAGCATGAGCGTTAGAGAATCTTGTAATTCCGGCAACTGGATTGGTGCTGAAGTTTAGTGCCGTTAAGTCAAAGTCGCCTAATGTGCGGCTTCCACCCGTCATGGCCCCTCTTAGATTAGTTCTCTGACCCACTTCTCTGTCAGTATGTAGACTGACTGCTTCGGTAGACATAATGACATACTCTCGGCTAACTCCATCGTTCATCTCTCCGATTGTATCTACATCAAGCCCTATTCTCATATCGTCTCTAGCAATAGGTTCAACTAGCCTAGTGTCAGCAGTTACAGTTTCTACTCCTTCACCTACAGAAGCACTAGGTTTGAGCAAACCATCTTCGTCTGCCAAGTCTAACCTAGCGCTTATTCCTCTCTCAATTTCACCCGACTGTAAGGTTAAGTTACTAGGCCTCACTAATCCTTGACCAAAGGCTGGTTCTGCTGTGCTATGAGACAGCACTAAGCCAGTAGCATCGTGCGTTTCGCTGACATCCATCAGTAAACTTTCGTTAAACACTGTAGGCCAGCGTACTCCTCTACCGTCTCCTCTATCTCCGACTCTCATAGCACTTGCTGGATTAAACCAGTCGGCTACACCCATGTTACTAGCGTCGTTATTAGCAGTATTAGCGTTGCCACTATATTGGTCGCTACCGTCACCTGCGAACAGATTGTTAGCAGCAGGTCGGTGAGTGACATTAGTGTCTGCATACGCATCTTCAGGGTCCCATGCAGGCCTTATACCGAACCCTCTTACAGGGAAGCGCCTGACATCTTCACCACGAGTGTTGCCCCACCAATCAATCATGTAATATCTATGAGCGTCTGCTAATTCAGATATACCCTTACCGGCAAGGTCTCCGGGGTATTGCCTTCTGACAGTAGAAGCGTTTCTGACAGTTCTTACAGCGCATCCGAATGGTGAAGTCATGCGACGACCATCACTGTATCGCACTTGACGGCCAATTTGGTCTTGGTTTAGAAGAGCGCTGACTTGAGTCAGTTTTTCTAAAATACCGACATATGTTGTTGGGAATGTTCGGTCAGACTGGGCACTGTCACTACCAACATAGTCCCAGCCATTTGTCTTAGTGTCTTGTTGAATTAAAGGACCGTGATAATAGCCTAGCAATGCATTAGAATTGGCAACTTCTAACCAACCTCTGAC